TAACTGGAACACAACCTTGCTGTGCCAATTGTGGATGTTCTCTTAAGTTTAAAACAAGGTCTTTAGCATCAGAATGTCCTATAGGTAAATGGGAAGCAGTAGAACCAGAAGAACAAGAAGTAGAAGAAATTGATTTAGAAACAGCAGGGGATGTAGATAAAGTAATCTTTGTTATACAGATTCTTGAGTCTTGTGAAAATGACTTTAAAAAAGTAATAAAACAATTAAGTAAATATCTTGAAGAACAAGATGAATAAATAATATAAACTATGGCAATTCAATTCACAGCAGCAGATCATAAATATTCAAGTCTAGATAATTCAGAACCAATAGAATGGATAAGTGTAACAAGCCTAATTAGCTTATTTAAGAAACCATTTGATAAAGAAACACAAGCAGCTAAGTCTTCTAAAAACAAGAAGTCTAAGTGGTATGGTTTAGAACCACAGCAGATACTTGATATATGGGAGACTAATAATAACCTAGCACTTGAACTAGGAACATGGTATCATAATCAAAGAGAAGCAGATTTGCTTTCATGTGATACAATAGGCAGAGAAGGTATTGATCTTAATATATTTAAGCCTATTGAGCAAGATGGAGTTAAGATAGCTCCAGATCAAAACTTAGTTGAGGGCATTTACCCTGAGCACATGGTGTATCTAAAGTCTGCAGGAATATGCGGGCAGGCAGATAGAATAGAAGTTATAAGAAACTTTGTAAATGTGCATGACTATAAAACCAACAAAGAGATACGTCAGGAATCTTACAGAAACTGGAATGGTGAAACTGAAAGAATGCTTGAACCAATAACACATCTAGATGACTGTAATTACATACATTATGCTTTACAGTTAAGTATCTATATGTATATTATACTTAAGCACAACCCTAATCTATTACCTGGCAAGATAATACTAGAGCACATAGTGTTTAAGAAAGAGAGTGAGGATATCTATGGAAATCCAATATATTTAAAAGACTCTGAAGGTAATCCAGTTGTAGAAAAAGTTGTAACTTATGAGCTACCATATCTTAAGAGAGAAGTAACTAACATTATAAAGTATTTACAGGAGCATCCTGAAATAAGAAACAAAAAGAAATAGTATGACAATAAAACTATTTGAGGTAGAGAATGGTGTTGTTAAAGCTACAGAGCATTGTTATACAATTAAGTGGTTACAGGATATTATGGTTAATTATCCTGATAACTATCTTAAGATTTATGGGTATATATTCTACATGACTTGCCCTAATCCTGAACTAAACCCTTTCTTTAATGTTCCTGAAGATGATAAAGAAGATTTAGTTCTTGAGGCAGTAAATCTAGATATACCAGTAAACTCTGATTTAATATCTTTGGCTATTAGAAAGTGTACTGAGCTATATACTACACCTACCCTAAGAGCATACAGTGGTATATCTAAGATGCTTGATAAATTAAGTTATTACATGGAGACAGCTCCAATTACAGCAGGTAGAGATGGTAACATAAATTCATTACTGGCTGCTGCTAAAAACTTTCAAGCAATTAGAGAATCATTCAAAGGTGTACTTAAAGACTTAGAAGCTGAACAAAGTAAAACATCCGTAAGAGGAGGACAAAACTTAGGATATGATCAGTTATAGTGAACCAGAATATAAAATACCTACATGGGATAGTGGAGAATGGACTGTAAGTAAGTTTGACACTAGACAGGACTTCATTGACTTTTTAACTCATTTGTTTAAAGAACCAGGGCAGTATGAGTTTGATGAAACGTCATATATGTTTAATGAACAAGCTAGGCTGTTTAAAGATAATGGAGAAGTATACTGTACACATCAGTATATGACAAAAGACTTTATCAACTACTGGAATGATCAAAAGAACAAATGTAGAACAGGAGTTATATACAAAAACATTGGTAAAACTTGGTTTCTACCTAGGGATTACTACATGTGGCTTAACTTTCTTCCAATCTTTGATAAAGAAAAAAAGAACTTTGACTTTGCTTCTGTACGTGATGCCCAGTACCACATGGCATTGTATGAGTGTTTAGCAGAACTTAACTATAAACATTGTAGTATTCTTAAGAAACGTCAGATAGCTTCTTCATACTACCACATGGGTAAGTTCATAAACCAGATATGGTTTGAACCAGGGGTTATTCTTAAACTAGGTGCATCTCTTAAAGACTATATTGGATTAGAAGGATCTTGGAAATTCTTAGATGAGTATCGTGCATTTCTTAACTCTAAGACTGCATGGTACAGACCTATGAATCCAGGTAAAGTACTTACATGGCAGCAGAAGATTGAAGTAACAGAGAATGGTAGAAAACAAGAAAAGGGTCTCAAAGGAATGTTACAGGGTATGTCATTTGAGCAATCAGATACAAAAGGTGTAGGGGGTCCATGTTCTTACTTCTTCTATGAAGAGGCAGGTATTGCTCCTACAATGAATAAAACCTTTGAGTACTTAAGACCAGCCATGCAGTCTGGAGAGATAACTACAGGTCTTTTTATCTGTGCAGGATCTGTGGGTGATTTATCTCAATGTAAACCACTAGAAGAATTTACTATGCATCCTGATGCTAATGGTATGTATGCAGTAGAAACAGATCTTATAGATGATACAGGAGTAAGAGGGCGTACAGCACTTTTTATACCTGAGCATTGGTCTATGCCTCCTTATATGGATGAGTATGGTAATTCACTTATCAAAGAGGCACTTAAAGCTATTGAGACTATACGTGAGGAATGGAAGAAAAACCTTTCTCCAGAAATATATAGATTACGTATATCTCAGCATCCAATAAACATTAAAGAAGCATTTGCTTTCCGTGATGAATCTATCTTTCCTCTTTTACTTGTTGCTGCACAAAAGAAGCGTATAGAAGATAAAGAGTTTCCTTATGAGCATCTAGAACTAGAAAGATCTATTACAGGAGCTATTATTGCAAAGATGTCACGTAGATTACCTATAATGGAATTTCCTGTAGATAAGAAACGTGAAGATAAAAGAGGAGTACTTGTAGTATATGAAAGACCTATAGATAATGCAAAGTGGGGAGCTTATTATGCATCTATTGACCCTGTTGGTGAAGGTAAAACAACTACCTCAGAATCACTATGTTCTATTTATGTATACAAGACTCCTACAGAAGTTACTAGAATAACAGACAAAGGAGTTGAGAATCTAGCAGAAGGAGATAAGATAGTTGCATCATGGTGTGGACGCTATGATGACATATCCAAAACACATGAACAGCTGGAGCTTATAATAGAATGGTACAATGCATGGACTATAGTAGAAAACAACGTCTCTCTATTTATTCAATACATGATAGAGAAAAGAAAGCAAAAGTATCTTGTACCTAAAAGCCAAATAGTATTCTTAAAAGACTTAGGAGCTAATAAAACTGTTTACTCAGATTATGGTTGGAAGAATACAGGAACTATATTTAAAACTCACTTACTAAGTTATCTAATAGGCTGGCTTAGTGAAGAGGTGGATCAAGAAACAGATGCTGATGGAACTGTACTTTCTGTAACATATGGTATAGAAAGAATAACAGATTATATGGCACTTGTAGAAATGGAACAGTATAGGCCAGGTGTCAATGTGGATAGATTGGTTTCACTAGCAGCATTAATTGCATTTGCAAAAGTACAACAATCTAATAGAGGATTTACTAAACGTGTTGATGATGTGAGGACTAAAAACTTGCAAAAGTCAGAAAATTTATATAAATTAAATAATAGCCCCTTCAGGCATATGGGTAAGGCAAGAGGGAGGAGCACACAAAACAGATTACCTAGGATACCATATAGAAGATTAAAATAGATGGAAATTTTAAATGCACTTCAATTAAAAAAGGGTAAAAGAGCTGAATATAATCGTTTAGGTAATATTACTCAACCCTTACAGTTTTTACCAGCTAAGGAGAAAGATGATGATTGGACAGCATGGAATATGGACTGGCTAGAGTGGCAAGGGCTCAAGCACATCCGTAGAAATGCTAGAAGACTCATGAAGAACTATAAGCTGGCTAAAGGTATTATAGATAAAACAGATTATCTTATTGAAGAAGATAATGAATATAGAGATGTTGTAGATACACTAGCTAGAGAAGACTTAGGTGCAATGGAACTTAAGTTCTATCCTATTATACCTAGTGTAATTAAAGTACTTACTGCTGAATTTGCTAAAAGAAATACTCGTGTAAACTTTAGAGCAGTTGATGAGTACACTTACAATGAGATCATGGAATCTAAAAGAGCAGATATTGAAGATGCTCTTGTAAAGATGGCTGAGCAAAAAATGGCCATGAAAATGATTGAAATGGGAGCTGATCCTAATGACCCAGAGGTAAAAGAAAAGATGTCTCCTGAAAATATTAAGTCACTTCCAGAAATACAAGAGTTCTATTCAAAGAGCTATGTTAGTATGGCAGAACAGTGGGCTTCTAAGCAACATCTAATTGATGAAGAAAGATTCATGATGGATGAATTAGAAGAAAGAGCTTTTGAGGATGTACTTATTACAGATAGAGAGTTCTGGCATTTTAAAATGTATGAGGATGACTATGATCTTGAATTATGGAATCCTGTACTTACATTCTACCATAAGTCACCAGATGTAAGATACATATCTCAAGGTAACTGGGTAGGTAAAATTGAAATGCTTACTGCTGCGGATATTATTGATAAGTATGGCTGGATTATGACACAAGAACAACTTGAGTCTATTGAAGCTATCTATCCTGTAAGATCTGCTGGTTACCCTATCCAAGGGTATCAAAATGATGGTACATACTATGATGCTACAAGATCTCAT